ACAGCCTCTTTAGCTTGCAACTCATTACTTACCCTAACTCTCTCATTTCGATCCAACGCAATTCCAATGCTTGGGTTGTTGGCTGTGATTTCCTTGATTAGCTGTCTTTGAGTATCGGACCCAGCCTCAACCTGAGAGTACTCATCGAGCAATCCGTACATTTGCGTAGCCCGCTGCTTTTCTTCTTGGAATTGGGCCATCTTCATAGCATTAGATCGTTGCTGCTGTAACGCTGACCTCATGTCAAGGGCGCGAGCGGCCATATCCATTACGGAGGGTCCTTGTTGCTGTGGTGCTGCAAGGTCTAAAGATAATCGTGGATCAACTGGCATATCAATCTTCCTTTTTTATATTTGATCTCCATAGAAACTGGGATACAAGATCTGAAGCATCCTATCCATCATGTTAGTCCTGTTAGCAAATCTATTAGAACTTTCTTCTATGGGGGCTGTAGATTGGACGACACGGGGCTCAAAACTGTAACGACCTGGACTTATTTCGCCTTCATTTAATCTCTGTCTTGTTGGCTCAAAGCGATCTAATATATCCCTCATCATTATGGCACCCTGAAGATTGCTGCCTATCCCTGCTACAGCAGGACCCCAGATGCCTCCAGAAGCTGCTTGCCCACCGGCCCTTGCAACTCCAGACTCTAAGATGCCTCTTTCGGCAGACGATCCAGCCATCGCTCCATATTGCCCTGTGGCTTGAGCTTGAAGACCTGTGGCTGTTTGCCCTATACCAGCAAGGCTTGCCAATCGATTAAACCTACCCGTTCTCTCTGCTTGGAATCTATTGAAAGCCGCTCCATACTCCTGGGCTCCTAAACCCTGTCCATATCTCACGGCTTCTTTGGCAGACCTGCCTGACAGGACTCCTCCCCTTGCAGCAGCGGATCTCTCTAAAGCCTTTTGACCCTCTTCAAGCCGAAACTGGTATCCAGGGTCTGCCTCAAAATCCTCTCTTGCAAACGGTCTCTCCATCTCTGGCTGGACTAGACCGGTAAGCTCTCCAAGAGCTTCCTCCCCTGCTTCCCTCCAGGGAGCTATGTCTTCTCTTTGTTGTTGATAGATATCCCCGTACAACTGAGAAGCTCGTTCAGCGGCTCGTTCTGCGGCCACAGCCTGAGTTTCAGCGGCCCTCGATGCTCCTCTAGCTCTAAGGGCTCCCCCAGCCAACGCGGCTCCCCCTGAAATAAGAGATGGAATAAGAATTGATGCTAATGCTCCAAGTGGCATGATGTTTTTCCTTTTTATTTAAGTTTGTTCAAAACCGGAAATCTTAATTGTAATGGCAGTAGCAGCAGACGCTACCGCATGAATCGAGTCCCCACCCTCTAAAACATGATTGATTAATTCAGTCGAATCTACGGTTTCATCCACCGCAACAGATCGATCATCAATGATTAAATTACTGTTCGCTCTGGACCCACCAGATGGAACTATCCAAACAGAGAACGTCCTGGCCGAGCTGTCTGTGTTTGTAAACGTGGCTCTCTTTATAAGAGATGCTACCAAAGAAGAGTCGGCAGTGTATTGAGCCGCAGCAGCCGCGGGAAGCTGCACGTTATCCACTAAAGATTTTGGCTTAATCATTTGTCACCCTTTTTATAGTCTGTAATAGGCTGCTATTTGAGTTCGCCTTAACTCCAACGTCCCCGCCGCATGATTGTGCTGTGGATCTGTGATCGTATGAGACGATGGCCCAGTATGAACATTCGTACCCGACCCAGTATCAGCGATGTTTGTCACCGTGTGAGCATTTAAGGAAAGCCCCGTTGATGCATTCGCCGAAGCTCCTGCTGCAGCGGTTGGGCCTACAGTCGTAGACGATCCCAGCTTCAGGTAGGCTGCTGTTCCGAAGTTGGGAACCGTTACGGAAGCCGTACCTCCTACAGCCGTAGAACCAGTAACGGTGCTTCCATCACATACCTGCCAGCCTGTCCCAGGTGCAACTACAAAAGGCACGATAGCTCCTTGCGGGGTTTCATCAGGCCCCATTGCCCATGCTGAACCAGACCAGCGGAATGTATGGTTGAAGTCAGTGGAAAAGAATCTGAAGTCTTCATCTGCTGTACCCAACGTAGGCTTCTGATCAGGATTGATTGTGCCTCGCATGGTTCCAGAGATGAACACCCATGTCTTCGTTCCAGCAACGATTTGCACTTGATAAAGAGCTGTCTGATCCGTAGCCCAAAACAGAGTCCCCACGAAATAAGGCGTAGCTGATGGTCTACTGGCAATAACGTCAACCAGTATTTTAACGTCAGAAATCGACGAATCGTTAGGGTTGTCCAGGAAGGCGAGGCGGCTTTCAATCTCCTCCAGACGGGACACAGAGACAGACGCTTCAGAGAATGCAGCCAGGACATCATCCTCTTCCCTAGCCGATGCAGACTTGAATACAAGTTGAAAGTACCTCTGCCACTCACGGTACATATTGCCGCCCTTATCAAAGACCGGCGTTCTCCATGGTGGTATTGGTGATTGCTTCGGCACACCTCAAGCTCCCAAAGATACATTTAGATAAGCATTCACAAGCGCCCACTTAACAGGATCTGCCATGCTTACCTCGAATACTCTGTCTCTTGCTCTTCCTAATCTTGCCCACCGTACTCTTGTTGAATAATCTCCAATGGCACCAGCCGTTACAGAATTCTCAGCAGACCAAGTTCTGCCCCCATCGTCTGAATATCGCAGACCTATCTGTGGGTCGCTACCCTGCCCCGTAGGCAGCCCTACCCCTGTTTCTAAATCTAATACGAACTCATGATAAAAAATCCACTTGTGGTCATGCGTAAGATGGGGCGCTCTCCGTATCCTTCTGGTCTCGGTGCCGTCATCGTCATACTTTGAAAGAGATTGCTCGTAAACTTTTCCGTCTATCCTGCTTCCCACCAAGTGACGGTTGAAGGCGAAGACATGACATCTTGACCAATGAGCATCAAACAGACCTGTGAACCCATTGTATACTCCACGTTCATGCCATTGATTCGTAGTTGCATCGTAGACCCAGGTAGCATTTGCGGTAGGGAAATACAGAACATAGAACCAATGTCCATCGTCCAGGTACCCCCAACCTATAGCATCGTCGGTAGTGGTGTAGTCTCTTATCGCGTTCTCAATAGCATGGTTGCTGATCCTCTGAGGAGAATATTGTTCGCTCCTAAACACGACCCCTCTTCCCCTAGAGTCACCACCCAGCCAGCATTGAGAGTTCTGAATCCTAGCCACCGACCAGGGAGCATCCAAGCCTTGCTCAATAACGGCCCCTTGAATGGGATCGAATGGAAAATCAGGATCTCCAGAATTGTAATAGACCTGTCCTACCTCAGATCCAAACACCCACAACGCATCGTGGTCCACGACAATGGTCTTAACCCGATCAGCCCTTGCTTCCACTGATGTGAAATCTAAGGCATTCCAGATCGTGCCATCATACAGCTTGGACACCCAAAGCTTCTGGCTTTGAGGTTCTACGATCACAAAATACCCATCAAAGAAAGCTACGTGGGTGGCCCCCGGAAAGTCAGCGTCTGTAATTCTAGTGAGAGTTGTGTCTGCCAATATGTAACCATCCGTACCGCTGACGATCATGTATTGAGATCCACTGTAAGCAATAGATGCTGGCTCAGAGGATCCGTTCAGGTCACCCAATTTAGTGGCAGTCTTGTCGGAGAACAACTCCCAAAGCTCAGCTCCCGATACGACTAACACGCGCTCCCTGTTCTCATCTGTCCTGTGCAAAGCACGGATCGGTCCAGTGCCAACCGTGTCATACTCCACTAGACCTGGAGTAGCAAATAGAGCGAAAAGATTCTTGCCTGCTCCTGACTCTATGATTTCAGGATAAAGGTTGATGCACCTTTGACCATCAGCAACCACAGAGGAAGATTCGTAGGTAGGCCCGCAAAATCCCGGGTACTTCATCGGTAGGCTCCGATACGATTATCCCAGACTCCTCCCCCACCATTGGTTAAACCATCATCCACTTTCAGATAGCTCGGCCTGGCATTAGCTATCTTGATCTTTGCCTTTGTAGTTCTTGCTATCTCTATGACAAAAACATCGGGTGGCCTTCCAAATCCAGGGGCTAAGCGAACGGCCAAGTTGTAAACAATGGCCTCTTCATAACT